TAACGAGGTTACTTGTGGGTATTGCAATAAGACCTTTGTCTATGTCGAAACTCAGCCAAAAGGCGTGGAAAAAATCTAAAAAAAATTTTCTGTTATAAATAGTAGTATGAAAAGTTTTAAAGAAGTAGAGCGTATTGACCATATCTGTGAGACTTGTGATCTTTATGAAGATTTAGAAATAACTGAAGCTGAATACGAAGGTAAGAAAGTAAAGTTAAATGATCCAATACGAACTAACGAAGTACCTACTAAGAAATTCAAAGTCTATGTCAAAGACGGCGATAAAGTCAAAGTAGTGCGTTTTGGTTATCCTGGTATGGAAATCAAACGAGATGATCCTGGTAGACGAAAGAGTTTTCGTGCAAGACACAACTGCGATAATCCAGGACCGAAAACAAAAGCAAGATACTGGTCATGCTTTCAATGGCGTGCTGGTTCAAAAGTCGATAATTAATTGAACACTTGTTTTTCTTTATTACTAGCATTGTCTATGCACATTGGTCTTGAAAACGACTACAATCAAATACATCCTCATGCTCGTTGCGAAATGCCAAATGATATTCTCTATGGTGCATATTACAATAGCGAAGATCGAGTAAGTTTATATTTTGGTAAAACACTTGACAATGTAGAAAGAGGTTGGGATATGGAGTATGGTCTTACAACTGGTTACTCTGGTTATCCTCTTGTACCAATGTGGCGATTTGTTCACGAAGATGGTATTTTTCTTGCACCTGCCTATGAACACGAAGAAGAAAACTACGGTGTCGTAATCGGTTACGAGTTCAATTTCTCAAATTAAGAGGGGTACTATCATACAGACGCACCTCAACAAACCGCCTAGGCGGCGGCTATGAGATACTTTTTTTCTAGAAATTCTCTAATATAGATGTCTATACAAGAATGAGTGATTTTTTCCGTTAAACGAGGCACGATCTAATTGCCTCATTCTATAATCTAAATCAGCGTGATCTACTGACTTTGACAAATAGTTTTCGATCATCTGCTCTTTTGTTTCGTATATGCTAAAGTTTCTAAGCCAAGTTATGATTGCTTTTATCATGGACTAATTTCTTTCTTTTTGATTTTTAGTGTATAAGTAGTGATTAAGTTCTTCTTCCCACCTTGAACCATATTCAGTTCGGTAGTAGCGAACAAGATTTGGATCCACAATACTAAGATGAGGCCCACTAAAAACTTTACCCAATGATGTGAAAAATGTAAAAATTGATTGCATAATATTCCTTTCATTACACAAATATATAGATGACTTTGCCATCGGTTTGTGTTGTTACTCCTATACAGCTATTATGCGTTTTTGAGATGGCGAGAAGTGAGGATCTTATTTTTTATAAGTACTCATGTGCGTCCCTCCAGAAACCACCTAAGCTAGCTTGGAGCGAAATGAAAGAATATACAAAAGAGCAAAGAACATGGATCGTATTATCTAAATTACCTCCGACACGAAGGGTAAAGATAGATACTTACGAATATGAAAGTCTAGCAAAAGATATACTAGACAATAAAGTATCTTATAATAGTATGATTGAAATTTTTAACGATAAGATATATTGGAACTGGTTTAAGAGTTGTTATATTTCTCAATCAAAGGAGATTTAAGTTCAGGTTGATTGCCTTGATAATGATCTTGCGATAATTGTATAATCGCATAATGTATTACTTTCATCAAATCATTCTTATTACGACCTTCTTTCTTGCCGTATCTCTGAGCATACTTTAGAATATTGCCCATACAGAAACCTGTACCGTGACCTTGATCTATAATAATCTCAGTTGCCTGATAATTTTTTGTTTTTGCATAATGTGAATCATATGTTTTATTAATATAATCCATTACATCATTTACAATAATATTTTCTTTAAATTTATATTCTGGCATTAATTTAATCCTTTCATAATAGTTTTTTGTTTTGTTGACATTTTTGGATTTAGATGTGTTCTTACTTTATCCTGTATTCTAGAAGGCGATAAACCTAACATTGTACAATAATTTAAAAATACATCATGATCTTCACTATCTTTATTTAACAGCCAATCGATAGCGTCAACTTTATGTTTTAAATATTTTTTACTTGTGCCTGTGTATGAGGCATCCTCAACTGCTTGTGTTAATATGGCAGTAATAAATCTTTCTTCGCCTATCATTATATGTCCGTTTCAATCTGAGAGAAGTATGCCCAATAGTGGTCACCATTCTCTGTTACATAACCTATTGAACCATTATAGCCCATGTCGGTATCGTATATCTGTGTTTGTATACCATTCTCACCTGCAGGATCATTTGTCAATAGTGAAAGAGATATATCAGTTATTTTACCTGATCTAAAACTACCTCTATTATTTACGGTTACTTCATCATCTATTTTAATAATCATAATTATCGTCCTTCTCAATTAAGTTTGTTTCAATGTTTATTGATAATTTGTTTGCAAGCTCTGGCCACTTCTCTGCAAGAACTTTAGCAAATAAATCTCTTTGTTTTAGATTCATGCGAGCAATAGTCTCAACTGTATTGTCAACCATCACTTCACTCATTACTTCGTTTACATCTACCATTTTTCTCTCCTCTCTATTTTAGATATAATGGTCCAGTCCATTGTATAGGATAATTACCTTCAAGTACATTACCTCTTGGTTGATTTAGTGCAGGTGCTTTCCAACTTGCGGCTTTCAGAACATCACCTACTTTGAAATGTTTAAATGCTTTCTTTACTATGAAAGAATGAACAGAATGTTTGGCAACAAGTTTAATAAACTTTGGTCCTTCTTTTACAGACCATGAGTTAGCAAATTCTTCTTTCATCTTTTCATTGTTAGTATCTCTATTGTAATCTTCAATAGAAGCAGCAATCAATTTTGCGATACCGTCTTTAATATTTTCTGATGGTTGTACTGTAATCATTATTGTAATACCTCCATACTTTTTTGATTTAACGAATCTGAAAGATAACAGTATAGGTCATCTTCAAAACTATATTCATTAAAACCGATAAGATCCCAATTGACATCAGCTTCTTTAGCCATATCAACTGCCTGATCGATACTGATAGTTCTACTTTTAACTTTTGATTCTAAACTATCTAAATAATCTTCGGCACAATCTTGTGCCCATGCTTTCACTTTACCCATTATTATACTCCTTTGATTGATTAATTAAAGCAAGAATCATAAACACGATTCCTACGATTGCGAAAATAAAACATCCGACCCAATTATTGCCTGATGTTTCTAAAGTAGGACCATCAATTGATCCTACTGCGAATAACATAGAAAAAATTCCTAAGATAGAAAATAAGGCAGTCATTAAGCAACCGCCTTCATAAGAGAGTAAGGCACTCTCCAGTTATTTAAATTCTTAGTAGAATTGTCGTAAACTTGAACAACTGCTTTTGCAGGATTCATCTTTTGAATAACACCTACTCTTTGTAGCCCACTATTCATTTTACCAAACATAACTCTCTGACCTACATGAAATTTTGTAGAAGAAAGAACAGAAGTTCTTTTACGATTCTGTTTTATAGCGTCAATAATCAAGTTGATTTCTTTATCGTTCATACTTTTAACAGCATTAACAACTTGCATAAGGTCTTGATATTTCATAATGTATTATATCCTTTCGATTATGTGTCCATTATACACGAAAAAAAGCATATTGCAAGAAAAAAATGGATTATTCCATAAAATAAAACCCTTATTTTTCAACAATTTAGGGGCGCACTCTGTCGCTGTCTTAAAAACCCTTATTTTCTGCGTTTTTTCGTTCATTATGTACAAGCTAACATGAAAAAAGCGTAATGTCAAGAAAAAAATGGCGAAAAAACCCCTTATTTTCTGCGATTTTGTGGAATAATCGTCTTTTTTATCGGAATAATCTTCATTCCTAAGATTTGTTTGAGTGATTTTGTTCTTTTTTTGTTCTTTTTCTTTCGAATCATAAAATTTTTATCTAATTATACAATATTTTAAAGGTTTTGTAAAGCACTTATAAATAGTTTATGTAAAAAACAAAGGAAAATCAAAATGTACGAGTATAAATGCAAAATTAGAAAAGTTGTTGACGGTGATACCGTTGATATCGACATAGATTTAGGTTTTGGTATCTGGCTCAATGATGAAAGAGTAAGAATTATGGGCATTGATACTCCTGAATCAAGAACTAGCGATCCTGTCGAAAAGATTTTTGGTCTAGCTGCAAAAGAAAGAGTAAAACATCTACTTGGTGCCGATTCAATTTTAATATCAAAAGTTAAAGGTGATGGTAACGAAGAAATGAGAGGAAAGTTTGGTCGTATCTTAGGTGATTTTAGACTTAACGATGGCGATACACTAACATCTAAACTTATGGGTGAAGGCCATGCTGTTGCATACAATG